ACCAGCTGCAAAGGCCTTTACTATATCACCAGAAGAATTGCATCCCCCATCTGCAATGATATGACCACCAACACCATGTGCGGCATCTGCACATTCTATGACAGCACTCAATTGGGGGTATCCTATTCCTGTCTTAATACGAGTAGTACACACACTGCCTTGTCCAACTCCTACTTTAACAATATCCACACCAGCAAGAATCAACTCTGCTGTCATGTCTCCTGTTACTACATTTCCCGCTATAATTGTTGCGTTTGGAAGCAACCCTCTCAAATGCTTAACAGATTCTACAAAATTGATGGTATACCCATTTGCAACGTCAAGGCCAACAAATGATACATCAGAATATGTATTAGCAACACCCACTATTTCAAGTATCTCTTTGTCTGATATACCAGACATAACACAAAGCTTGTTTCTCCGTTCTGCTAGGTGCCAAGGTATACCATCTTTATTATAGTGTCTAGCAATACAAGTCACCATACCATGATGACTCAATTCTTCATGCATCTCAAATGTACCAGTAGTGTCCATATTACTTGACATAATAGGAATGCCAGTCCATTCCTTTTTACTGTGATAAAAGGTGTAGGTTCTTTCCAACTCAACATCAAATCTGGATGTGAGAGTTGACCTCTTAGGCCGGATTAGTACATCAGAATAGTCTAGTTTAATATCATCCTCAATAAGCATCAATCATCCATTTCAACAAATAAGTCTTTAGTTGCACCACAATCAGGACAAAGCCAAAGATCATCAATGTCCTCGAATCTGGTGCCAGGTGCAAATCCTTCTTCTTCATCTCCAAGCTCTTCATCATATATGAAGTCACATGCCATGCACTGCCACTTTTTATAGTTCACTAGCCTGGCCCGTTAGCAGGGCCGGGAGTCTGAGGATATACTACTGGATCTGGTAACATGTACTCTTCAGTCCAATTAAATGCTTCTCTCACTACATTAGCAGAAAGGCCCTTATATTTCTGGTGCAAAATCTTATCCTTTGCGGCAATAAGAACGTCAGCTTCATCAGGATGTAAACCCTCCAACAGTTGAACAAACATGCTTTCACGTTTATTTTGTGATATAAGATTATCACCCCCTTCAATAAAGTGATAAAGTTTTCTTGCTTCATAAGATAACATACTATGTTCTGTACCTTCTGGAGCTTCATTAGTTCTATAAGGTACTTCACCAAAAGGTAGTGCCCACTTGACTTTAGGATCAAATGAGGATTTAACAATCATTCTAAGAGAGTCGGTGTTGTATTTTCGTAGATGATCGACCTTTTCTTTTTTGGTTTTTAATTTAGACACTTTGCCTAAAATCTCTGAAAATAGTGGTGTGTATGTATCGAATGCCATTAAAATTCTCCTATCGATTCGGTGAGGTTCTTTAACCTCTTTTGTATAAAATAATTTAATATTTTACTGCGATCATTACAGGGAGCTTCACGAAATGTATCAAGAATTTCTGTACCTAATTCTTTCGGAGCACAAGTAAGATCAATCAGTGTTTTATTTCTTTGGTAATTTCTTTTAACTTCATCATTTGGTGCAACATCTTCAAAATTGTGATCTTTCCAACCAGCAATTTTTTTCTTTCCAAGAGGCTTCTGCCGTAAGCTGTCGGTGAATGTATTATCGGGAGACAAAACATTAGGAATGCCATCACTAGTATCACCTTTGAATATATGCTCTTTGAGATAGCCATCAGGATTTTCTCCGTTAATCATCTTCTTTGTAATCGGACTGTATTGCTTAACATTAGGAAATCTCTGCATTTGAATAAAATCCTTATCTCCTGAGAGAATTAAAATTTCTTCCGAATACTCTGAACAAATCTTACCAATAATATCGTCAGCCTCTGCACCATACACTTCTATAGATTTGTATGGCATATTACTTTGTATTTCTTCCTTGATTTTATTTAGACATTTAAAAATAACATCCCAATCTAGGTCTGATTGTTCTCTTCCTTTTTTTCTATTAGCTTTATATTGTGGAAAATAATCTCTTCTCCAGTAATGTCTGGAATCATGGCATAAAACTAATTCACCAAACTCAGATGAAAATCGTGTACGATACATACGTAATGAATTAAGTATCATATGACGAACCATACTCTCATCTGGTATTTTACTCTTTTTTATATGAAAATGCATCATCATACTTGCAAAAGATATTTGATTCATATCAACTAAAATCATGGTGTTGGCACCATATTAGCATTAAAGCTCATACTTCTTCGTTCACCTTCACAATAGAAAGGATATACGCTATGATTCAACCATGAAGGAAATACAAGAAACATTCCTACTTTTGGATGAACCATAAAAGTATCACTTCTCATATCCAATTTTTCACTAAACTTGAAATCAATAAGTCCACTAGCGGGATAATGATCTTGTTTTTCTTCTTCAAAATGATTTTCCATATCATCTGGTACTTTTAAATAGATAACTGCTGAAAAATCTCCACTGTGAGTATGCCAAGGATTATATTCATGTTTATATTGACTCACTACCCAACTCTGAGCTAAATGTATGTTCTTCAAAGTTGGTGAGTTATAATCATCTCCTGCTATTTTTCCCCAATTATAAGCTCTATTTTTGGAGATTATAAAAATCAAATAGTCAAGACAAGCTTGTTTCAGAGCCGTGATACAATATTCTCTTTCTTCCTTACCCGTTAAGGGAACTTGAACTTCTTTATGAACCTTACCTACAAGTTTATGTGACCAATCCCATTTAATACTTTTCTTTTTATCAGATAATACATCATCACTAGTATTATTAATAATTCTCAGAAATTTATTTGATACGGTTGTTTCCATAATGGTTGGACTAAAAACTTCATGAAATTTCGGGGCGGGCATCTTCATTCTCTATAATATCAATTAACTTATCCATATCCAATTCACTATGAACAGCATTATCTGGATCAATGGTAAGGTCAGTACACAATTCAATCATTCTTTGCATAGGATGACAAAGATTACTATCTCTATATATAGTTGCTTTAATAACTTCAATTAAATATCCACAATCACGAATAAAAGATTTCTCTGAGACATCTACTTCATTTTGAGAAAAAGTTTGCATTATCTCAAATAAACACTCTTCTGCTAAATCGTCAGAAAATCTCATTGTCTCTCGTATTTCAAGAGCTTCATCAAGATTTTTTTGTTTTCTTTTTTTCCACGGTCCTTGAATTATTTGAGCGCTTTCTAGGTTTTCGTTCTTTTCTGACATTTTCTATTCCTTTGTCTTCGTTAGAAACATTTCCTGTGTAAACCATCCCTATGTCTGAATAATATGTTCCCACCTTACGTTTGGCTTCACCATCTTGATCATACGCCATAGTAACACACCTCCATTGTATTCTCCTTTCCTGATGCTCACCAAAGAAATCATCAACCCAATCACCATCTCTTAAATACTTTTGACAATTGCGAATATATCCCTCATGATTTGCTAATCTAGCAACAGCACCCTTTATCCCCTGTTTTACTCCAGCACGTTCAGCACTTGCAAGTTCTTTCTGAGTCTTGATCCACTGTTTAATTTTTTTAGGATGAGCATTATGTTCATCAGGTAAATCTCGCAGTGAGAAATGTATACCACTATGGCCATAATCAGGATTTTTCTCTGCACGTTTTGCTCTTGCCTTCTCCAAACGTTTTGCAGCAGCGGCACGTTGTTCCTCAGACATAGGTTTACGTATCTTCCGTGTCTTTGGTGCTCGCCAAGTACTATTATCTGTCTCTACTACAATCTTACGTTTTGTCACTTTATATATCCTATCTGTTTTTATAATAACGTGATATTAAATCAAATGTCTGATTTGATTGAAATGTTGCGGCCCAAGTAACTTTATCACCCCAAGGAATTTCCTGAAAAGTAATATTTAAAACTTTACAAACTTCTGCTTCTGCCATTCTTCCATTATTCTCAGATAGAAGATTCTCAATTTTTTCTACCAAAACCATGTCTTCACTATAATCTTTCATATTCTATTTATTCTATTTTATAAAATAACCAACTAAGCCATTTGCGAATATAGCCAATGCAACTGCATTAACTATAATTAGAGCACGATCATTCCATGCAACTCCTACTGCTAACCAACCAGCAATACCAATAAAATGAAAATACAGATTTAATGGATATACGTTATTGGAAGTAAAAATCATACCCAAAACAAGTATAAAAGATGACCCCCACTTAATATACCAAATCAAAGGATGATGATGTTTTAATGGAGTACTTGTTTTAGTTGTGTGTTCGTGTTCTTTCATTATGTTAACCTAAAATGGAAGACCAGCCATTACGAAAAAATATGCCGCAAAGAGGCCTAAAGATGCAACACCTAATACTAGTATTATCCATGCTATTATTTTAAACCATTTCATTATTGTATTCCTCTCATTCTTTTGTTTGTAACCTCAACCACTCAGCAGAATATGTAAATCCTTCTCCCCAAATTCCATTGTTCCAAAGGACTACTTCTTCTCTTGCTTCCTGTTCTGTTTTAAACCTATCCCATACCTCTGGTTCACCCTCAAAATGATTTATAATAACTGTCCAACCAAATTGATTTTTCTGAACCTCTGCCAAACCATCATTATTCGCCATTAGAAACCATATTCTTCAAGTCTCTTCTGTATAGCTTTTTCTTGTCTACGTTTTGCAGCTGCTTTAGCTTTTCTACCTTTTTCCCCTTTGGATATAAAATGTTCCCTGTTTCTTAATTCGTTAAAAATACCATCTTGCTGAAGTTTCTTTTTAAGTATCCTCAAGGCCTTCTCTACATTATTATTTCGTACATCAACTTTCATTTAAATTTTCCTTTAATGATGGTGGAGGCGAAGAGAATCGAACTCCCGACCTTCTGATTGCAAACCAGACGCTCTCCCATCTGAGCTACGCCCCCATTAATATAATTCTTTCATTATCCATACACCGTTTTCCATACAAGCGGTTCCTCTAACTTTTCGATAATCTCTTCCAACTTGAACATTGGATACAAATTCTCGACAATTACCATTAGAAGCAACTGGGCCTTGTGTTACAGTAAATCCCTTATTTGGA